GTGATGACCGCATCTGCAACATTAACCGCCATTGGTAACCTCTTTCCCGCGCCACGGGTTGAAACTCTTAAATTTGCCAGACTTTTCCGTGCTTTTCCACGGCTTCAAGCGGTCGGCCATGCGATCCGAATACATGATCAATTGCGCCATAGTCAGCCGCTCACGGATATGTCGTATATCCCATCCATATTCAAATGCCATGCGTTCAACCAACCGTGAAAACCCGTGATGTGTCTCTGCATCGCGCGGCGCTTTTACCTTTGCGCGATTGTCAGCGTAGGGTTTTCGAGTTCGTACAGCGCATGAAACGCGGCCTTGATCTGCGATGCCGTCGCCAGCTTCGCGGCCTTCGCAACGTGCGGCGAATGCGCCTTGATCAACTCAAGCATGATCAATGGACGGCTCACCCGCTCGTGCATATCGGACGAATCAAAGAAGGCCAGGAGATCGGCAGCCGTGGTGGATTTGCTGCCCCACTCGAGAAGCGCCTTATGAAATTCGCCGTCAGCCGCCGACGCGTCCAGCACCGCGCGCCAGACCGACTTTGACCACTTGACAGACGAGCCAATAGGCAAACCGCATGTCGTGATGGTCTGCTTACCCATCTTCAACTGTATTTCCCCATCCTCAATCAGCACATTAATGTCGTTGCTCATTGCGTTCTCCCGTTCGCCTGTTCAATGGCCGGGAGCCTCCGCAGAGACCCCCGGCTCGCTTACTTAACTGGTTGCGGCCAGCTTGTATTCGTAGTCTTTGTGCGTCCGGTACGAATTCGCATCATCCGCGAACGCATCGAACACCAGATTGATTTCGCGCACATCGTCGCCGCTGCTGAAGTCTTCACCGAAGTTGCGCTTGACGCGGTACACCTGACGGATGATTCCCCATCCGGTATCACATTGCGGGCCTTTCCAGGCTAGCGCAAGCGCGTAGTAGGACGTGCCGACTTCGCACGGGAGCGGGGATGCCACATAATCATAGCCAACCTGACCAGCGCCAGGGGCGAAAGTCGAGATCAACGTGGCTGGGATCGCTGCGTATAGCGCGTCCAAATCGCTTTCACGGATGGTCAGCGCGACAGACTCAAGGCCCATCTGCGTTACAACGCTGCCCGTGCGGAACGGCGCGAACGTCGGCTTGTGATCTGTGACTTCATATACGGATGTGATCTTGCAATCCCCGATCACATCGGGCAACTCCGTCCACTGACGGCCCTGTGTGGTGCGAACCACAGCCGCCGTACCGCCGCCAACAATCAACGTGGTGCTCGCTGAGAGCGCGGGGATGGGCGTATTGGCGTACGCGCCGCCAAACGTGACTATGACCGGCTTTACCGGCCCTGAATCGCTCAGCGGCCCACCCGTGACCGTCAGATCGCCCGTCGCCAGCGAACCCAAAGCTGCAAGAGCGGCCTTAATTGCGGAAGCGTCAGCGGTGTACGCGATGGTCGCGGTCGTTTCGGTTGCGCCCGTTGTCGGGTGCGTGAATTCAATGGTGTACGTCCCGCTTGTCCATGTACCGGACGGCGTTATCGTCTGGACTTCGTTGTTTGCCCATGTGACCGTCGCGGCTGCCAGCGACGGGAGCGATGTCCCGTACGCGGCGATATAGGCCTTAGGCCCACCGGCCAAATGATTTGCATATGTTGTTGTCATTGCTAACCTTTCTTAGGCCGTCGGCCTCATGATTATCTGCCAGAATGTGACAATCGAAGGCCAGCCCGTATCAGGGTCTGTCATCGCCTGCCCCATCACTTCTTCTTTGGTTTGTAGCACTACGCCGCCCGTGACGCAGCGGTTTTCTGCCGTCCGCAGAACGTCGCACAGCGCGCGGTAGACTGATTCAGCGGTCGCGTGGTTTGGCGAACCGCCATAGCACTTGAACTGGTAGGACGGATACAGCGTTTCATGCTCACGCATCGAAGTCCCCGACCGCCTGAAAAACTCAATCGCCGTCACGCTGTTGGCGTATCCAACCGGAACATGTGGACAGTAAATGCGCGAACCTACCAAAGTGAATAGGCCCGTGCCGGTCGCCGTCAAGAGGTTGTATATGACCGCGTTTCCGTCAATCATAGGAGCCTCGTAAGGTGGCGCTGTATTCGCTCAAGCGCTTCATTAAACGCTGGTGCGATGTACGGACGCGCTAGCATACTTTGCGTACCAAGTTCTATGTACGCGCCATAGCCGCTCTGCGTGTAAATACGAAAGCCCACGTCACCTTTCTTGAATCCGTCAAGCGGAGCAACAGAGCCAGCGTCAGATGCAACGGGAATCTCATTCTGCGCGCTTGGTTCAATGGCGGCAACTCCGCGCCGGAATTCCATCGTGATGCTCTTTTTATTCGTGCCGGTGCGCACATGTTCATTCGCGTTGCGCTTTGCCAGCGTGTGCGTTGTCGCCGCCACATCAATCACGGTCTGCTGCATGCGGCCTTCAATGAGGTTGATTGTTTCCATGAACTTTTGCCTATCGAACCGGATAGCCACCGTCATGATTCGCTCCCGGCCGCGACATAATCAAGGTCGCAAGTCAGGAACGCCGCACCGCGTGACGGCTCGCCAACGACCGCGAATGTCGGGGAGGTTGTGAGTGTCGCGCCGAATTTGGAAATGATCTTGACCCGCGATCCGCTTGTTATTGCCGTGCCGATAGGAACGCGCAACCGCGCCTTGTTTGTCCCGAACTGCGAACCGTCAGCCTCCGAATTGCTGAGCGCCTGAAAGCCACAAGCGATGGTCGCGCCGTATGTCCATGCGGGAGTGGAGTAAGGCCCGCTTGATGTCTCGACACGCGGCGCAATCTGGCATGAGTCAAAAAGACAGTCAGCCGAAGCCGCTGCTATTTGCGCCAGTTCGCACGATGTCAACGGGCAAGCCATTAGACGTTCTCCACTTCATTCTCGACCACTGTAATGGCCGCGTCAGTCTGCACGATGTTTCCGGTGGTGTCGTCGCGGTAGATGTTTTTGCGGATGAACTGCTTGCTTGACGGACACGACCTCGACTTGCACCACGCGGCATTTTTCATACAGTGGTCATAGACCTGGTTGCGGGCAATGGATACGCCGTCAGCACTGAACTGCACAGCGCATGAAGCGCTTGCGGCCTTCTCTTGCCATATCTCACAGCCAGCCGCGTAGATGTCGTATGTTGGCATCCACAGCGCGTTCTCTTTGGTCGTGGGCGGGCTGGTCGTGTAGTCATAGTCCAGCCAGTCCATGCCGCGAACATCGCGCACCGGATACCGCTCCAAGGCCGCCGCTATGGCCGCGTCGGAATATGTCGTGGTGGTCGGCTCATTAACGATCCGTCTCAACCGTGCGATGTCATCAACCGATGCAGCCATGTCTCAGAATCCTTTGTAAGGCGTGGCAGGGGAGGGAACGAGGAACCTCCCCTGCCTGGGGAGAACGCGGTGTGTCAGCCGCGAGGGGAGCGGATTAAACGCGGACGTATTCGACGTACAGCGTGGCCGCAAGCCCGACCGTCGAGGCCGAACCCGTGATCGTGATGTACTTGTCAGCCGTCCACAGCGCGGGAGCGGTGATTTCCGTCTTCGCGGTGTTCTGCATCGCGTGGCCGTTGTACGCTTTGCCGGTCGCGCCGCCAACCGCGCCATCATTGAAGATGTCGGTCGCTTTTGCGCTTGCCGTGGTCACGCCGATGCCAAGATTCGCGGCGCCGGTGGACTGCGTAGCAACGTACAGCGTGGTGCGCGTGATGATGCAGGTCACGCCTTCGGGATTGATGATTGCGCCAAGACCGGCGTTGTCGGTGGTGGCCGAGCCGGTGATTGCGACTGTGAAGGCGCCTTTGCCTTCGGTATTAACTGTTGCGCTCATGTGGTTCTCCAAACGGCTTTAAGCCCTGGTCAATTACGTTATGCGCCGACGATGGAAATGCCACCGTTAGCGTGCGGGAGCGGGAGTGCTTGCAGCGTGTACGTCACGGGGTCGGCCCATGCCGCGCAGCCGATCATCTGGCAGTTGCCGCGAAGAATGACCGCGTGATACGGGGTCGCCGCGTCGCTGATCGCGTGACTTGCGGCCGTGCCGGTCGCGCCGTTGTTCGACTTGAAGTTGTCGAAAAGACAATCCTCAAACTGAACCGTATACGGCACAGCGTCGGAGGCGATGGCGACAAGCACCTTGCCAGCGCGCGAGGCCCACGACACGAATTCGCAGCCAACAAACTTGTTGCGGTTGCATTCTCCGGTCAGGATCAACTCCGCGTTGTCAGCCGTGCGCGCCATGGTCGCAAGCCCGATTGTGCAACGCTCGAAGGTGTTCTCCGCGCCGCTCAATTCAAGGCTGTACGATGTTGCGCGGGCGGCGCCGGTCGCGTGGCCCATGCCAGCGAAGTACACATTCTTGAAGTAGTTCCGCGAACCGACAACCGCGGCCGCGCCGCTGTCCGTGTCAACGCTTGAACCGTTGAAGAACTGGATGTTGCGGACTATGCAGCCGTTGCCGGTTATCGCTATGCAAGCGTCAAGACCACTGGCCGCGTCCGCAACGATTCGACAGCGCTGGCCCACGCCTGGGAGATCGGCGCTCATGCCGACCAGGTGCGTGTAGCTGTGCGCCCATGCCAGCGTCGTGGTGATCGTGTCAGCCGTCGGCCCGCCAACCATGAGAACGCAATCGTTCTGGTTGGTCGTGCAAAGCGCGTACGCAGCCGCGACGGTCTTCAGCGGGAAACGGAACGAAAGCCCGTTATTTGAATCGCTGCCGCTCTGCGGATCAACGATGAAAATCTGCGAGTTCGGCCCGCACGGAATGCCGACCTGTGCGAGGTATTCGGAAGCGCGTTTCGGGAACAAGCCCATGATGATTCCTTTCTGCTTCTTGGATCGGCGGCCACCACAAGGCAACCGCCGACCTCCTGAGCAATATTGGTTATGCCGTCAGAACGGCGAACGGGCAACGGGTGGCGCTGTTGGTATTGATGCGGTTGACCGGATTCGGCAACGCGAAACCGATACGCATCGTGGCCTTCAGGGCAACCATGTTCTGCTGGAACAGGTTGTAGACGATTGCGCCTGTGCCGTCTTGGATCACGCCGTCGGTGGACAGCTCAAACGTGATGTCCTTGCGGATCGCGTATACAAGCTGATTCCACTGGCCCGCAATCAACAGAGCGGATGACGAGTCAAACGCGCCGTTAAGCGGGTATGTGATCGGGCGCCCGTCAAGACGGCCCGTGTCGAACGTCATCGAGCCGGATACTTCGCTCTTGAATATCGGGTTGCCGTCCATGTCGCGGCAGTTGCGCAGCTTGCCAGCGATGCTGGTATGCGCTATGTGGCCGGTCGGCATGTAGCCGTCTTCCTCAAGCAGCGATACAACACCCTTGACGCCAGCGCCTGTTTCGCCAAGCATGGCTTCGTAGATGTCGGTGTACGCCGCAAGCGAAACGGTCTGACTTGCCGCTGTCGAAACAGCCACAAGACCAGCCGCGCCAAGGTTGGTTGTCCAGCTGGTCGGTATGTCCGTGCCGTGCAGGATCGCCGCGTCGATTTTCTTGCCAAAGCCTTCGATGACTTGGGGGCGAACTTCGGCCCAAATGTCGAAGCTGTTGTCTTCGATGACGTTCTTGGGAACAGGAACGATCACGTTCAGTTCTTCGGCCACGATGTACTTCTTCGTCCAGTTGGATTCGCTGGTCTGCATAAGACCGGGAGAACCCGTGGTGAAGTACGCGGTTGCTAGAGCGGTCGAAACCGGAAGTTCCTTCTGGTTGCTGCTCATGTCCTGCAACCGGCGCGCATACATCAGCACAGCGGATTCGGCAGGAACGCTCTTCAGAATTTCGGTGGCGATGTCGGTGCGGGCGATGGTGTCGCCGCTGCCTATCAGTGAATTGTAGCCCATTGTGTGTGTCCCTATTGCCCGGCGGCGCGGGCGCGAATCCATGCGTTCATGTCATCGCTGGCCGACGCGGGCTTATTGGTTCCTGCTCCTGGGTTCGCTCCCACGGTGGGATTGAAAAACTCAGGTGCAGCCTTTTTGAATTCGGTGATATCGAGTTTGCCTGACTTGATATGACCCAGTTCACGCGCCACGATATAAGCCGCCTTGAGATTCTTTATGCCGCTGGTAACGGCCACGTCGCAGAATGTCGCGTATCGTTCGCTCTCTTCGGCCTTTGCTTGAATCTCTACGACCTTGGCCTCCGCGCTTTTGTTCACGTCAGCCAACACCGCTTGGTGCTCTGCTATCGCTGCTTTGCGCGCTGCGGTTGCGCGTCTATCGGCCTCGCGGTTTAGTTCGTCAAGCGTGAAAGTGGTCTTTTCACCGCCAGAAGAATCAGTACCCGCGCCCGATCCACCCTTGCCGCCCTCGTCAGAGTTCGGAGGTGTTCCGTTCGTTTCGTCCTGTCCCATTGGTGATTCCTTTCGGTTAGAAACAAAAAAAGCCCCGTGCCGGGAGTGATCCCAGTACGGGGCGAATCGAAGTAGACATTCAAAGACCTATCTCTCGATATGGTCAACCGGCACCCGCATTCAATATCGGTAGTCGGTTCAATGTTTTAGAATATATTCGATAATGCTCACGCAATATCCGTATCGGCCTTAGTTATCCATAAATGGTATCCGCCCGATAAACCATGCTCACGCAATGGTCAACGCAGCTCTATTTTTCAAGTAGGTGCGTCCATACATTCATTCTGCATTCGATTCACCACGTACTGATATTCCCAGTACGGGGCGATGAAATGGATAGACAGGAAAGGAGAGTAACCTATCTACCCAAAAGGCAGCCTGTTATTCAACTTTGATTACGCGCTTTACCTTTATGCCTCTTCGGTCAAGTATTTTTTCAATCTGCACCAAAGTGCCG